AAACCAGCACCTAAGCCAACAATAGGTGCTGTTACCTTCAGAGAAAGATTCTTGCCTGTTTTCGCTGTTTTAGTCCCGAAATCAGCAAACTTCTTTTGGGCTTTGCCAATGGCTTTGTCCCATTGAGTAGCGTCTAACGCAAGTAACGCTGTGACCTTGCCAATGATGCCTTCAGCCATTTAGCGCCTACTCCTATTCCTGTTTGCTGCTACTTGTTGAGCGTGCTGTCGTTCCTCATACTCAATTTGATATAGGGCAACCCATTCTGTCAGTTCTCCTGAACTCATTGTGTCCAGTAATGTTCCAACAGTCATGCCCAAATCCCTTGCTAACCGGAAGTACCATCGGCGTTCGGGAGTGCGTCTGCCTCTGCTATCTGAGAAGCCGAGGAATCTTTTCCCGCATCACCTTCACTATCTGCACCCATTCCAGAGACTTCTAGACATTTATTAGCCAAATTGCCAACAACATCTCCGTCTTTCTCTTCCATTAACCAGTCGAGATCATCCGTCGAGAATACTCTTTCCTGTGTTTCAGGGTCAAAACAGCAAGCAACTATCATATGGCCCCATAGGGATTCAACACGTGATAATGCTGTTTCTGCTACAGCGTCAGGAGTAGTTTCTCCTGCATCGGTGATAAGAGAGGCATATGAAGCACGTTGTCGTGCGCTCATTGACCTCACCTCAATAGTTACTTCCCATTCCGGGATTTCGTACAGGTCTTTGTGTAAATCTGTACTGTTTCTTATTATTTCTGCAAGTCTGGACACTTTGGTCACTCCTTCTGCTAGTTGTTATTTAATTATGATGGTTAGTATGTCCCGCGTGTAACGGCGCCCGTCACTTGGAAATCAGCACTGAAGGTGACCACATCGGCCACAGGATTAGAAATACTGTAGGAAGTCAGGATTGCTTCTCCCGTGTATTTCACATTCCCACTGGTTGTTCCTGCTGGACCATAGATGAATGATCGAGATGCGGGTTCCGTCCCTGCAAGATACCCGTCAACCGTTGCATCCCAAATTCCTGAGATACTAATAGTTGTATTCTTGATACCTACAACATACGAGTCGTTAGATGACCCAAATGCTGTGGTAAGACCAGTGGAAATTGTTTCAGGGAAATCAACTGACGTTAATGTGTCAGAGATATTCCTTGAGGTTCCACCCGTATCATCTATGGCAAAGTCGGTGCTTTTACCATGAACAAATGTTGGCATTTTTGATTCCTCCTAGAATCTTGCAAAGGCAACCATAAATGTTATGGAGCCTGATGAACCAGCAGTCGAGGCCGTTGCCCGAAGGTAACGATTGACTGTTCCGGTTACTGCTTTAATTTCCGATGTTTTGGTTGAGGCCGCAACATTGGTAAATGTAATCAAGTCAGCCCAAGTGCTGTCATTTGCACTGTGTTGAATCTTGATCGTAGTCACACCACCACTAACAGTGTTGGTGGGAACATGTAGAGTTCCAACGCCACCATTGGCTGATGACGCAGAATTATCTACAGAACTTAGAGCGCCCAATGAACCATGAGCGATACTTGCGCCTGCTGTGAGTTGAACTCCTTGAGCAAGAGCAAACGTCAGGTTGGTAATACCTGTAGTACTGCATTCAAAGTCGGCAGTTACTGAGGTTATATCCGCTACAGGAGATGAAATAGCGTAATTCGTTTCATTTGCCTGAGCAATGACAGCTCGGCTACCAATTGCTGCTGCTCCTTCTCTAACTGTAATGATGGGTTCTGTGGTAGAACCAAGAATTGCTTGAAGTTCTTCGTCTGACCCATCGGTATCTCCTGCCCATAACCCGGATAATGAGAGTGTTCCTGATCTGATACCTACAATAAATGAATCATCTGTTGCTCCATACGCTGTGGTTGTAGCAATCGAGTTGTTCATTGCTATGTCTGATGATGTGAAGTATTCACTCAAATTAAATTCATCTAAGTAAACTCCTGTGTTCTTTCCATGTATGAACGTTGGCATCAGTCCTCACCTTCCTGGGATTCATTGTCTGATTTAACTGTGGCTTTCGATGCTGCTGACTTCTTTGCAGAACCAGTGGAAAGGTAGCCCTCATCAACTAGCCACTTGAGTCCTTTAGCGTTGGAATCAAAGACATCTCCTACTTCATAGGATTTGCCGTCTACCTCAACACCGGACTCTCCTGATGGTCCACCAGTTACTTTGTACTTTGGCACATGGCCTCCTTGAATTTTCCCATGCAGAAGCCAGTCGGTAGACCGGCCACATGGACACTCTGGACACTAAGGTCACTCAGGTTTGCCTCAAGATTACACCACCTCTACTGATTTCTTTTGTAGGTATTCGCAATTTCGGGAGCAAATTAACCAGTTTCCAACGTCAGGAAGCCTCTAAAACTCAATGATTTTGGTCTGACAGGGAAACTTTCGCCAATAATACTTGTGTTTTTAGGTAGATGGACCTATCTTTAATACTACACCACTAAGACCTCAGGAGGTCCAAATGAATATAGACACCAACACAGCACTATTCAAAAAGAATTTGCACAATGTAAATTGGTATAAATTAGGAACACAACTTGGGAAAGTAATTGGTTCCACAAATGAGTTTCAGGCACAAGCAATGAAACTACAAAGTGCAACAGGAGTTATCCTCGATGGAGCATCCCCATATCGTTCACAAGATGGAACACCAGCCAACAACTTTTGGGATGGATTTCACAGAGGGAGGAACGCATAATGAGAGACATCAATATGAAAGTCACAAACGTTAGGTACTACCAAACCAGCAGAGGAGTTGGCTATGAGGCAAAGACCACTCATGGCACTATCTGGAATGATGGAGATGGTGGACCAACCTATTTCAGAGGTAACACACCAGAAGATCAAAAATTCTACAGCAATTTAGGTGAATTTGATTTAGAAGAACTCATAGATGTCTTTGAGGGAAAGGCTACAGCACAATGAAGTACTAGACTGAACCAAACAGGAACCATCTAGCAAAGATGTAAACGCATAACCTCTCTAGTGACGACTAGAGAGGTTATTTCTTTGTATGGGCTATATCAGCGCCTTCTGTGGTAAATCAGCCTCTAAGCGCTTTGCTGCTCCACCTATTGAGTATCCACGCAGTTTGCCTGCTTTGACCATATCCCACGCCCATTCCTTCCAGATGACTCCCATAAATGGAGTATTGGCTGGAAACGTGTATTTGGTAACTCCCTCATTAGGAACAGCCATCTCTGTACTGATCTCAAATGGCCATGTAAGCATCTCTACCATTTCTCCTGCGGCCTTGTCAGAATGTTGTAGGTATATTGTTCGGTCACCTTTCTGAACCCATTCCCACATAGCCTTCTGGAGTGTGTCCTCATCAGTGAACTCTTTGTGAGCATCCTCAATTCCGGGAACATAAACAGGTCCAAGAGTGAATCGTTGTTCTGCTTGTTTAACTACAGGAAGAGGGCCCTCTGTTTTCTGCAACATCAGGAGTTTGGTATCAACATCACCTAAGTTGTATGGGGGTGAGAATCCTCTGCTTTCTAGTTCATCCTCAATCAGATCGTGGACAGTCACGTTTGCATCTGAGACTTTGGTGAGAGTATGTAGGCTTTCATGCCATGAAATCAGTTGTTTACTGGTTGCTGCTCCAATACGACTATACGCAAACGACTCGATTTGGGCTAAACGACCTTCAGCCTGAGTTCTCGATGAGTAGCACCCGAAATTGCGCCCTGTTTCAGAACGTACACACCACTGGTCACCATCCTGATAGACAACTTTCTGCGTTGTTTCTCTCCTCATGTTAGCGGGAAGGGCCGGCTGGTCACCTACCATGTACTGATATTCCTCCTCCTCCTCATCATCATTCATATCAATCTCAATCATCATTTCTTCTTCTCTGGCGTGTTCTTCAGCGTGTTCTTTCTGTTCTTCCTCAACCAGTTTCATTTCAAGCCTATGAATCAACTTCATCAATGGTTTCAGGAGATCATGGCAATGAGCATGACTAATCATCTCTCGATATGCCATAAGCAGCAATGTCATGGGGTCATCCTTCCAGTCATCACTGTCGTACATTTCTTTATCTTCGTCACCATAGTCGTAGCCATAGCCTTTTAATAAACGCTCACTTATCATTGCTTCTATTTCTGATAGGTCCATATCTAATTCCTTTTTGATTTGGTTTCTAATTTTCTTACTCCACGATCTTCCTGGGTTTCCTCCCCAAAGTAAATGTGCTTGCAATCCTTTCGATGGGTAGCCTTCTTCTCCTCTACGCCATCCTGTAGCCTTCTCATCAACAGCGTGACGGGCAAAGAACGAGTACATTCTGAGGACTGTGCTAGCGCTCAAAGACTTCCCGTTCACAATGTCTCTGGCTCTGGCTATACCTACAGCAGTACCTCCACGCCTACTTGGTGGCTGTTCTGCTCTCATTTCTAAACCTCGCCTTGCAGCAGCAACCATTCCTGCCGTTGGCTTGTAGGTTTCTTTCTGGAATCTCTCGATAGTTCCATCTATTGATTTCTTTGTAGACATCGGGTGACCTTTAGGCAACAAATCAGTGTCGTGTTTGCCTGACCTGTAACGACCATTCCTGAGTGCATACAAATATGAATTAACTCTGGCATACGCCCACTGGTCTGAGGAATTTACTGATGGCCTGACTGATTCCGGGTTGGTCCGATATGCGCCAACTCCTCTCTCAAATACAGCAATCAGGGTTCTCAATGTTGTTCTTTTGCTGGCAGTACTACCAACTTTCTCATTGTGTTCCTTAACTTTGTTCTCCAAACCAGTTCTCACGCTTTGAGAAACCTGTTTGAGCGTTGTTTCTTCAGTCATATCAGAATCCTAATTCATAAAAGCAGTAAATCATTGAAGGTTCTCCTCATCTGGCTCCCCAGTTGTCTCCCCAGCTCGTAGTTTTCGCTCCCGAAATTCATTAAAATCAACAACAACGGCCTCGATTCGTTGATTGAGTCGTCTGGATTCTTCAAATTTCTGTTCAAGATAGCGGTCAATTAGGTCAAAAGCCCTGAAATAGGATGGTCTAGTCATTATCAGGAGCGCTTTCATTGACTGCTTTGCAACGAGGGCAGCGTAATCGCCAAGGAG